GGCGCCCCCCCCCCCCCCCCCCCCCCCCCGCCGCCCGGCCCCGCCCGCGGGGGGGGGGGGGGGGGGGGGGGCGGTTGAGAAGATCGTCATGGATGAGCCGAACCCCGACCGACTCGGCCCCTACATCCGGACCGCCTTGCGGGATTCATTCCAGGTTGAGCTGTCGGAGGAGTACTCCGAGATCTGGGAGGCACGATGCTGAACATATTACCCGGAATCGCGGGGATATCCGTCGCACGGCACCTAAAGATCAGCCGCTCGGCAGCAGTAGAGCTCTAGTGGCCGGCGTTCTGGAACGGCCTCAGCCTGAGGCGCGAAGTATCCGACCGGGCCGAGAAGGTCGGAACGGGGTCAGTAGTCCTCCGAGATGGAGGACTCTCGATCAAGCTGGAGAGGCTTCACGATCACCTCGATCTCTGGATACTGCCGGATGGGCGGGAGCCTGAGGTAACCCGAGACCTAACCGACATGCGCGAGGTCCCGGGGGAGGTCGGGACGACGGCCGAGAACTACCGGCGACCCCGGCGATCATGGCGGGCGGTCGTGCCTGCCTACCAGTACTCATTCACCAAGTTCCTATAGGAGACACCTATGACATCCATCAACGACGTTGCAGACCTGCCCAGGCGTCTGGAGGACTGGGCCGACGGCAAGGGCTACCGCGGGGCCTTCGGGATCGACGCCGAGCGCTCGATGGCCGAGGACCTGCGCAAGCTTCTCTCGCTGACCGTCCAGCAGGCCAAGGCTCTCGAGGACTCTCGGGAACGTGCTCACGCTCTTGAGCAGCGGCTCCCAGCCTCTGAGGCCGACGCCCCGGAGCCTGAGCCATCGGACGGCGACCCTCTCGAGGAGGCCGCACGCCTGGACCGCAAGGCCCGGCGGGACGCGAAGCTCGCACGGGCCGCTCTCCAGCAGGAGGTGCTGGCCGCCTACTCACGGGGGGTCTCGAAGTCGGTACTGAGCCAGGTCTCCGGCATGACCCGCCAGACCGTGGACCGGGTCCTCGGAGAGTGGAAGCGCAAGCCCCCGAAGGTCGGTAGGGAGGATGAGGCGCAGCCCACACTGTTCTGACCTCTGCGGGCTTGCCCTGATACGTATGACGGCATACACTTAGGGCAAGCCCGCAACACCCGCCACCTAGCGAGGAACCATGAGCACCGATACCTCACCGACAAAGACCACCCGGACCCGCGTCTTCCAGCACCCTCAGGCGCGCATCAAGCCGCTAGACGCGGCCACCATGCATGAGGCCACGACGTGCCTCGTCTACGAGAACGGGCAGACCGTCGCCCAGCTGAAGCGCTGCGGACAGTGGTGCTGGGGCGTCTACCCGGCCGGCATGACGATCCCCGCGACGTTCGGCGCGTCCGCCCTTGAGGCCGTGACGACGTGGATGAGCGCCCGGGACGGGGTGGTCGCATGATCGCCTCCCTGACCGCTACCGCCGTCGCCCTGGCCGTCGGCCTGCCGATAGTCGCGCTCGGAGAGCGCATCCGCGAGCGCGAGGGGAACCGCCCCATCGACCGACACACCTCACCCACCAGAAAGGACACCCCATGGGCAGGTACTCAGCTTTCACACAGGTAGCCCGAAACCAGAAGTCCTTCTCGAACGTCTATCGGCGGTTCTCAGCCCAGGAGTGGGGAAGCCTACTCCTGGAGGACGGGACATTCGTCTTTAGCGCAGAGGAGTTCGAGGGCCTCCGTAATTCAGACATCGAGGTCTACCTCGGCGACGGGGCGTGGCTGGAGGTCCGCGACGGCCTCACCCCGAACGTCCGTCTCACGCTCCCGGACGGCTACGTCGAGGCCCTGGATCGGGTTCCAGACACCCCGGCCAGGTCACGAAGGCTCTACTGGTCCTCTCCCACACCTCCGAATGACCTGGATGACCCGTCCCAGAACCCCTACGGCTATGGTGACCTGACGCTGTACGTGCCGGAGAGCCTGGAGCCTCTCTACCGCGAGAAGGGGGTCCCGGAATGGGGTACGCCCAGCCGCCGCTACCTGGAAATTTGGGAGGGGTACGGGCCGCCGGCCGTACCCGCTTCAGACAAGGCCGATGCTAGCGGCGAGGCCGTCGAGTCCCCAGATCACTACACCTGGCTGGGGCAGTCTCTCGCCGCGCTCGGCCTGAGCGACGCAGCCAACGTCGAGTCGTGGGACGTGCTCGACGCGGCCTTCCCCTCCGACCCGCTGCTGTGGAACTGCGGCAAGTACCTGCTGCGACAGGGGCGCAAAGGCGGCGAGGGGAAGCGTCTGGAGGACCTGCGCAAGGCCCGCCAGTACCTTGACCGGAGAATTGCCCAGCTGACGGAGAGTGAGGTGAGTGACTGAGATCACAGAAATGTTGGGATAGGGGAACTGGGGCGCCCCCCCCCCCCGCGCGGGCGGGCGGCGCGCGTTCGCCGCCCCCACCCACACACACCACA